AGTGCCAATGATTGCGCCCGTGCCGTTCTCCGTTCCGTTCATAAAGAAGCCGGTGCGGTTGTCCAGGGTCATTGAGAGCGTGGAGGCTTCGATGCGGTCTAGGTAGTGCTGACGGCCCCCGTGTGTGCCGAAGTCTCGAACATAGAGAGAGATGTCAGTCCAGGTCTGAGTCAGCGACAATAGATCCGTAGGGGTGAACGCCACCTCAACTTTGACCGCAGGCAGGCTGGCAATCTGAGTCATCGACCAGCCCACTTGCCGAACAGGTTGCCCATTGTGCGAGCATCTTTGGTCAGCTCTTTGCGTACCTTGTTAGAGATGAGTCGGATGAAGTCAGGGTCGGAGGCGAGAGCTTTAGCAAGGACATCAAGGTCGATGTTGATTTCAATGTCGGTTGGCGCTTCGCCATTGTATGAAGCCTCTCCTCGTGCCATTAGCCGAGATTAACTTTGAGTTTGATTTGACGTGGAACTCTGCTTCTTGGGTCAGAACCAGGAGCCAAGTTATTAAAACCGAACGGGTCGTGTGGGTCTTTAATGCTGCCTGGCGTTCCCTTTGGTGTGTGATAGACAAAACCGCTAGGCAATTTTTGAAGAATTCTATCTGGGCTTATCATGCCAAAAGTGAAAGCAGATCCAGTAAATCCAACAATACTGTTCCAAAGAGTTCCAGCAAGGTCTTTAACACCCTGACCACGAGTTTCAGGATTTATAATTTTATTAACAATGCTGTGAGTTTGATTGTCTAACATGTAGGCAAGTACCGCAGCACCGATGGCTATACCAATCGGGCCTGAAAGTAACGTGGCTTCAGCGCCAAACGATGCAGCGATGGAGTTTCCAAGACCAACCAACTTCACGGTGGCGAGGGTTGCGCCGATGGCAGCAGCGATGCCAATGCCAGCCTGTTGCCAGCCCTTGTCCTTTTGAAACTTATCCATAACACCGTTCAGGAAGTTAAGACCTTGCGTGACCGTAGGCAGGAGCAAGTTACCGAGTCCGATGAGAGTGTTCTTCGCCACCGTCTTAAAGTTAGCCAGCGCACCTTCGGGGTTCTTAAGCCAGGTGTCAAAGGCGTTGCCGACTGACACGCCACCTGTGCCTGCTCTGGCTTGTAATTCTTTCATGTTGCTAAGAAGGAAGCCCAGACCTTGTGCGCCTCGTGCGCCGACTAACGAGTTGAGGAACTGCTGAAGTGGCATACCGGACTTGCTGATGTGGCTAGATAGGTCTGTGAACATCGTGATTAGACCGTTTGGCTTCTTTAGATCCTCAGCAATTTGCTTCTGGCTCAGTCCTACGCTCTTGAGTTTGTCGTTGGCCTTATCGTTCACGGTAGTCAGTTTCACCAGCGACAGGTTCAGTCCTGCTAGACCAGCACCGGCATCCATGTTGGCCTTCTTGAATACGCTAGCCACACCAGCGACCTCACCGAGCTTGATGCCGTAGTTTGACATTGCTAGTGCAGCCTTGCCCTGGAACACTCCGGTCAGTTCATCAAGCGACAATCGAGAGTTCTTCACCGCACCGTAGAGGGCATCGTACATCTGCACGGTGTCCATGCCCTTAGCAAGACCAAGTTGCTGAATGACAAGACCGGCAGAGACTGTTTGGTTTAGATCCGCATGAGCGACATTCGCCAACTTCGCAGCCTGCGTGACCATCTGGTCGGCTTGCTTCCCCTTGATGCCAGCCTTCTCAACTGCGAGGTAGGCGGTGGCGATGCTCTCGGCGCTAGTAGCGGTAGCGGATGAGGTCTCAAGAACGGCTCCGTGTAGGCGCTTTAGTTCTTCTTCAGATACGTTGGCCTGAAATCCAATCTGCTCTATGGACTTCTGGTAGTCAAGGGCGTACTTGGTGGCAAGAACTAGCGTTCCACCGACACCAGCGAGAACGCCGGTAGCCATCTTCTGACCGAGCGCAGCCATTTTGTCTCTGGTGTAGTTGGCCTTGTCTCCGACCTTGCCAAGACCATGCTCGGCTTCCTTCATACGAGCCATGAACTCTTTGATTTCGGCAATGAGTTCGACTCTGACTGGTGGCAAGTTTCCCATGATTTCCTTTAGGCGAGCGCCTTACGCCATTCTTCTCGATACAGAACTTCGAGGGCGTACATTGAACGCTGCAGACCTGGCTCCATGTAGGGGAAGGCACGAGTGCGAACGTTCCATAAGTAGGGCATCCTGCGACCCCATGCCATGTTGTGCTGGCTCACGCCACCCTCTTCGACACGCTTGCCGTAGACAACGGATGGGCCGGTGCTAGACATCCAGCGACCTGGGCCGATGCGCTTGGCTTCTCGTAGGCCGATGGAGTTGCGAAGGTTGCCCGAGCGTGAGGTGGGCGTAGGGAACGATTGGCTCTTGCCGTTCATCGCTGGCAGGCCTTGAGGCAATAGACCTCTGCCGGTCTGCTTCTTGGTAGGAGATCCGAGGAACACCATCTTGGCGTTGCGCTCAACGATGACCGAACCCTTGCGGACAATCATTTGTGCAGCCCTGTCGATGCGTTCAGCCTGGGCGTGGATGGCACGGGTGAAGTCATCTAGTCCTTTGACTTTGACATCAAACTGCTTCGCCATTTCTCGCTTCCTGAACTGTGTTGTCTATTGCTAGGAGCCACTCGATTGTCTCGGTGGGCTGGTCTAGGTAATCGTTATGCGAACCGCCGAACAACTTGCGGAACCGGTATTCCTTCCAAAGTCCTGCTAGTTCGACATCAACGTCAGCACCCTTGCCACTAATGGCTAGGCGCAGAGCAGTTAGTCGGCGGTAGGCGCTTTTGGGTCGGTGACTCCATCGGGGCCGAACTCCTCGGTCTGACTGTAGGCATCACCGCAGACCGTTGCCAGCGCACGGAAGGTCTCGCTAGGCAGGTCATAGACCGTGTCCACAGTCGGCAAAGCCCCGAGTGACCAAGACTTCACCATGCCAACGATTAGCGCAGCCTCGTAGCCATCTACGGCTTCACGCTCTGCCTCATCAAGCTTTGAGTAGGCAGACCAAGTCTTCGGATCTGACTCGTCATAGCCCAGTTCGAGCAGGCGTGCGATGGTTGCGCCAGCAATCATGTATGACCGAGAGATGCTGCGAGATGTGCGCTCGCTGATTTCGGCTCTGGTTGCGATGATGGCTGAAGCGCTGTTCGGTAGTTCTAATGCTGGCATGGTCTCCCCTTAGTTGATTACGAACCCGTGTAGGCCGTAGAGATGTTGTTGACTGCAGCGGTGGCAATGGGGCTGTAGCCGGTAGTGGCATCAGTCGCATTGGCGTTCGCTGTGAAGTTTACTTCAACTTCAACAAAAGCCTTTCCACGCTGGCGCTTGACATCGTGGAACTGCGTCTTAGTCATCGTGAAGGCAATCTGGTTTGAGCTGACGGGGTCGGTCAGGGTGATGACCATGGCTTGTGGGCCATCAAACAAGGCGTAACCGTTAGTGGCGTTAGAGAAGATGTCCGAGGTGTTCTCAACAACTGCGAGCAAGCGACCCGTGACTTCGAGAGGCCCAGCGAAAGAGACTCGTGGAGCCTGCGTACCCATCGTGAAGATAGGAGCCGTGTTGCGGTTAAAGCGGATTTCACCCTCAACGATGTAGGCAGGGCTAATGCTGGCTGAAGCCGATGTCAGAGTGGCAGCGCCTGTGCGTGCGTTCGTGACCGTGAACTGCGTGGCACTAGCGGTGGCAACGGTGTAAGTTCCCGAGTAAGACGATCCACCCGTTCCACCGGTCACGCCGGTAATCGTGACTCGGTCTCCTGCCGTGAAAGTGTTGTTACAGGTGTAAGTAACTACCGTACCGGAACCCGAAACTGCGCTAATGCTGAATGCACCGATGTTGGTTAAGATGTTCCAGCCAGGCACGAACCCGAGAGTTGTTGATGGCGTGGTGAACGAGGGGCTAGGGGCGCTAATTTGGGTGTAGGGGTTGCCCATGAACTTGGCACTCCACTCGGCAGCAGCCTCAGCCCCGAAGGTCACTGACAGTTCTGACATCTGAGCGCCGGTCATCTGAAAGGCGGTAGCACCGTCAAAGTCTTGAATGGTGACCGAGGGTGGCTGCGATCCGGTGCTGTTGTTCAGCAACTTAATACCGTGCAAGTAGGTTGGCCCAGCACCAGAGAAGGTGTCGGTTCCACCGAGGATGGAGCGAAGCAAGATGGGGAATGAGTCGGCGTAGACATAGCCCTTTACGTCATACTCATCGTGACGAACACCGGCGACCTGGTCGTAGACAGTCGTGGGTGATCCACGAAGAGCCTCGTCACGAAGGAACACTTGCATAGGCGTGACCTGCGGTGCGGTAATCGGGATGAAGGTCGGGCTGGCAGCAGCCGTGCCTCGAACGTTCTCGATGCCAAGACCGAGGAAACTATTGGCGGTCATGAATTGAGTCATGTTGGTTCCTTTAGTGGGTTAGGTGGGTTAGTTAGTTTGCGGGCTCTACAGGGGCTTCTGGGGCCGTCTGAGGGGCTTCTGTGGGTACTTCTGCGGTGGTCTTGGTGGCCTTAGCGACCTTGTTAGCGACCTCTTCAAACAGCCCGTCTTCGGGAACTGCAATGAGTTCGTAAGTCTGGCCAGGTACGGCTTCGAGCGTGTGGTCTCCATCGGTGAAATCCACATAGACCGTCGTCATATCGCCTTTGTAA